CGACTGCATCAGAATCTAAAAGGTGCCACGGGTTAGGTCTCCGATAAAAGGAGACCTATATCGTGGTTCGTTGCTCAATTTCTGGTGCGTCCGTCCTGTCGACTGAGTTTGATAAGGGCAGAATCAGTCATATCGTTTTAGATTCAAAGAATTGACCATACGGCCAAACACGATTACTCTGCTTTCAACCTCAGCAAGCCGAATTTCAAACGGGTCATACAGGCGATTGTCAGAAATAAAACGGAGACTGCCTGGTACTCGTTGCACCCGTTTCAAATAAAGATCATTATCAATCAGCACGCAGAAAACGCCGTCACGCTTTGTGATCTCAGTGTCAAACCTATCAATCACAACCAGGTCGCCGTTCTTTAGTGTGGGCTCCATTGAATCCCCAGCGGCCGTGATGATTTCATATCCATTCTCACGAATCTGACTGATGTTTTCTTTGAACCAAACACGTGAGACGCTCATGAGATCTACATAGGCCTCATCCTCATAATTTTGTACTCCTGAAGCACCGCAGCAAGCAGAAACATTCAGACGTCGCAGATAGATCAAATCATCTTCTTCAGGAAACGCCTCATTACCGTGGTCAGCATCCATCCAACCGTAACCAAGAGATAATTTGGTTTCCATCTCTCGAGCCAACCGATCGCCAAGATTTTTAACGTTTCCGCTTCTTGTGTCTTTTGCGCCGTTGATTATCTGACTAAGCGTTGAGTCAGTTTTCTTTTTGCCAATAGCTAGATTCAAATTCGCCAAAGTTTTAAAGCGTTCTCGCAGGACGATCAAATTCTCTTTTCTAACGTCATTAACACTTCTCATAACGAAATCTCCGTATTAGTGAAATATTAAATTGCTAATCTGAATATATAAGTGTTACACTTATTTCAAAATATAAGTGAAACACAAATATGAAACTTAAGGATTTTTTGAATAAAGAAGGAAGAGGCTCAAGCGCCGCTCTTGCTCGGAAGATCAATGTTCCTCCTGTCCTCATCACACAGTGGAAAAAAGGTATTCAGCGTGTTCCTGCTGACAAATGCCTTTTGATTGAGTGCGCCACTAATCGTCAGGTTAGGTGTGAGGACTTAAGGCCAGACATTTCATGGTTTGTAATCAGGGACTCTAAGCAATGAGCTATCAAGACGCTGACAAGGTAAGACGTTTGGTTGTCGGCAATGCGGCTGCCAAATCTGTCTTACGTTGTCTCGCAGATTGCTGTAATTCTGAGACTGGACAATGCAATCCTAGTATTGACACCATTTCCAGAGAGACAGAGTTAAACAGAAAAACTGTTTACAAGGCCATTGCTTACCTTGAAGAAAAAGGGTTCGTCAGAAGAGAACGAATTGTTCTCAATTCTTCTAACAATTACGTCCTAAATATTGATTCTGATTCTCGTGATACCAAAAACGGCACATGTCCCAAAAACGGTAGTACCAAAATTGGTAGTACCAAAAACGGGACTAGTCCCAAAAACGGACTTTCCGTAGGCCCAAATATGGGACGTGTGGTAGGCCCAAATTTGGGACACGAATCAGTAAATGAATCAGTAAAAGAATCAGTAAATAACTCTATAGGGAGCGCACCAAACTTTTCTTTAACGTCTCCAGAGAAGACAACTATTTCCAAAACGGAAACGGCTGAAAAGAAAAAGCGTCAGAAAAAGACAAAGGTCCCATGCCCTTACAACGATGATGACGTAATTCCGGAAGAGTTTTTGAATGTCGCTCAGAGGCACAACATTCAAGACCCACAGAAGTTGTTTTCAAAGATGGTCGCTTACTGCAAAGCAAACGGCAAACAGTACGCAGATTACAAAGCCGCATTCACAACGTGGTGTCTCAACGAATCCAAGTGGCAGCAGCAGAAGCCGCCCAATCAAACCTCCAAACCCTTCGCCTACGAACCGCCTGGCGGATTCACAGAAGAGTACTACCGAGAGCAGTGCAAATTTGATAAAGACGGGAACTTAATACTATGAACAACACCGAAACCAAAAATCTCAAAGCCGTTAATACCATCCTCGGAAAATTGGAAATACGGCAAGTTAAAACAATGTGCCCATTGCACGGGGAATACCTTGCAAATCAAGTCTGGTTAAGCGGACAGATCAAGGAAATAAGCGAATGTCCTGAATGTTTCAAACTCAAGCAAGCTCAAAAGGCTATTGAGGAAGAGAAGGCAAGGAAAGAGGAAGCCGAGAGAAACTGCAAGCAGAGAATTGTAGAAACCCGTATGCCGCTTGAGTATCAGACCAAGGACTTCTCAACCTTCATTCAAGAGACCGACAGCCAAAAGGCCGCATTCAAATTGGCAAGACGTTTTGTTAAAGGCTGGGAGAAGGCAAAAGCAGGCGGATATGGACTTCTGTTTTTGGGAAGTTGCGGGACCGGGAAGACACACCTTGCATGCGCAATCATGATTGAGCTTCTCAAGGAGTACGCATTCTCTTATCCAAGGTATTACAAAGCAAGCGAAATCTTCTCGTCTGTCCGCAGCACCTACCAGGCCGGATCAACAACGAATGAAGAGGAAACGCTGAAGTTCTTTTCTTCGATTCAGCTTTTGGTGATTGATGAAGTCGGCGTTCAAAAGGGCTCCGAATCGGAAAAGAGGATTCTCTTTTCGATCCTGGACAACCGTGTGACTTCAAACAAGCCAACGATCCTTCTCAGCAATCTCGGACCCAAAGCACTTGAGGAACTTCTCGGAGATCGTTTGTACGACAGGGTGCGTTCTAAATGCGTGCCCATGCTTTTTGCCGGATCGTCAATGAGAAAACCCGCAACTGCCGATCTTTTCGATTGAGGTGGTTATGTCTGATTCAGCCTGGACACTGCTGATGATCGTGCTGGCACCGATTGTGTTTATCAACCTTCTCATATTCGGGCTACTCGTGAGAGCTGCTTTCCAACTCAGACAGGAGAAAGATCATGAGGTTTGACTTCGCTTACTTTGCCAAGGCTCTTTGCATGATTGGCGGGATCCTCTACTTTCAAGACATTTTTTGGTTTGCCTGGCAAGGCTCAAACATTGACTACAGCTTGCCATTCCTAATCGGCGTAGAGATCGGAGCGGCCATCTGCTCAATCAGGAGAAAGTCATGAGCGGGTGCTGCATGTATTGCATTCATGCTCAGGCTTACTGGGTAGGGTCAGATGGAAAGAAGCATCTGCCTCCAAAACAGTCCTTTGGGGACATGAACATCTACTGCCACCACCCGAACAAAGGCGCCGGTATCGAGTGCTACCCGATTTCATTTGCTCGGTGCTCAGTGTTCGAGCAGACAGGAGACGAGCAAATTCAACGCAGGAGAACGTTTTTCTCTCAATTCGATAGATACCGCGTCCACGCTCAGATAATCGCTCAGAGAGCGATTTAGAAAGAAACGAACCTATCAAATTCCAAACAATCCAAAGGGGAAGAAAAAATGAAAGACTTCAATTTCAAAAAAAGGGACGTCGATATATCTGAGTTTCCGATAGGGTCTACGGTCGAAACTCCGAAAGGGATGCTCGCAACAGTAGTTGCTCATGTGGGGTTAAGCGAAAAGGCAATCGAGCGCTGTGTCGTTCGCTATTACCCTGGGTTGCAAAATCATTTTCGAGCTAACGAGCAGGCGGTCATTCTGCCGAAACATCTGAAAAAGCATCGGGCTAATCAGCGATAAAAGTTTTTCTCTTCAGTCGGTTGCTACTGCATTAGCCTCAATTAAATCACCAAGGAGAACACTAACTATGCTCGAAATCGTTCTGCCCTATACGCCGTCTAAGCTCAATCCAAATCGCTCTAAGACGCTCAACAACTTTGAGTGCGCGCGTGAGTTTAAAAAGTACAAACAGCAGGCCTACTTTCTAACCAAGCAGGCGCTGGAAGGGAAAGGAACGCTTGATTTTACGAACTGCGAAAAACTCTCTCTTTCGCTCACGTTCTATCCGCCAGATCGTCGAAAGCGCGATGATGACAACATGATCGCAAGCTTCAAAGCAGGACGTGACGGTATCGCGCAGGCGCTTGGAATTGATGACAACCTTTTTCACATTGAAAAGCCGCTTATCGGAGATCCGGTACGCCCGCACGGACAAATCAAGGTTGTGATTACCATCCCAAAAACAAATGATTGCATCACTCAAAAAAAGGAGTCGGCCCAGAATAAACCCGTAGAAATTTCTGAAAACAATTCGGAAGTACAGGCCGTGAGCAAGCAGAAGGGCCGCACGAATAATCCGAAAGGTCGGCCGAAAGGCGTGCCAAACAAAATGACAATGGCCGTGAAAGAAATGGTGCTTAAGGCTCTCAACGAACTAGGCGGCGTGGAGTATCTCAAATCTATCGCGCAGATAGAACCGCGGGCTTTTGTCACTCTGCTGAGCAAGTGCATTCCCAATGAAGTTACGGGCAAGGACGGAAAAGACTTGGTGCCTTCCGGCGGCGTTCTGGTTGTGCCTGCAAACATGGATGAGTCCGACTGGGGAGCCGCAGCCGCTGCAGTCATTGCCGAACAAGAGAAGAACAAAAAGAAGTATGCAGGCTGATCCGAAGATAGTTTGGAAGCCGTTTCCCGGCTCGCAAACACTGTTCCTCACTTGCCCTGTTTTTGAGGTGTTGATTGAAGGCACCCGGGGCGGCGGCAAAACTGACACTTTGCTCATGGATTTTGCCCGTGAAGTGGGTAAGGGATACGGACCGGCGTGGAACGGCGCTTTGTTTCGTCAAACCTATCCTCAGCTGGATGACGTGGTGAAGAAGTCTAAGAGATGGTTTCCGCAAATATTCCCGGGCGCAAAGTTCAATGAATCCGATTACAAATGGACGTTTGAGACAGGCGAAGAGCTGAAGTTTAGATACGGAGCCAAAGAAGAGGACTATTGGAACTACCACGGGCACGAATATCCGTGGCTTGGTTTTGAGGAGTTGACTAACTGGCCTGATTTATCGTTCTATCAGTCGATCCAGTCAACGTGCCGCAGCTCCTATCCGGGTGTGCCGAAGCGTGTGCGCTCAACCTGTAATCCTTTCGGCAAGGGTCATGAAGCGGTCAAGAAATATTTCAAAATCGGAGAGGTGCCGCAGTGCCAAATCATTGAACCGGATACGCCGTTTCTCATAGGCCCGGACGGAACGCGCATTGACCTGAGCTATCGCAAACGAACGCGAATTACGTCGTCGATCTGGGAAAACAAGGTGCTGCTGGAGAACGACCCCGCTTATCTCTCGTCGATCCTGTCTATTCGAGATCCTAACAGGCGCAAGGCTTGGCTAAATGGCGACTGGAATATTCATGTGGGCTCGTTTCTGGAGGGAGTTTGGGATGCTTCAAAGCACGTTGTGGAGCCGTTCTTTATTCCGCCGGGCTGGCAGATGTGGCGCTCAATGGACTGGGGATACTCGGCCCCTTACTGCGTGCTGTACTTTGCAATGAATCCCGACGGCGTGATTTTTGTGTTCCGGGAAATTTACGGCAAAGGCGAAAAGGACGGCGAGGGCTCGCGGGAAACTGTTGATCAAGTCGCGCTCAAGATGAAAGCGCGGGAGGCGGCAGACGAGCGAAACGGCTATGAGTATCGTTTCTCGATTGCCGACTCTGCGATTTTTTCAAACGTCGGTACGGACCGATCTATTGGCAAAGCATTCGCCGACGCCGGAATAAAGTGGAGACCGTCGAGTAAAGGGCCAGGCTCAAGAATTAACGGGGCGCAGGAAATTATTCGCCTACTGGCCGACGGCCGACTCAAATTTTTCTCGACGTGCAAAAACTGCATTCGAACGATACCGGCGCTTCACCCGGATGAACGAAATCCCGAGGATGTAGACACGACAGAAGAAGACCATGCGTATGACGCCCTACGCTATGGCGTTCAACGCAAGAGACAAATACCAGATGAGGAGTTTATTTATGGACGAAGATAAAATCGAAGGCGGTGCAGAAGTCCCCGCAGCCGATGAGATTGAAGACAATCCGCAGCCAGACCCGCTGGCTAAAGAGTGGAGCCGAAGGATTTCAGCAGCAAAGCGTCACTGGGAGCCTTTTTTCAAGCGCTGCCGGCACAATCGCAAAGTAGTTCAGAACTACGATACTGAGCAGGAGCCGGACTCACCAGAGTACGTAAAACACCGTGCGAACCTGATACTGGGCATGATTAACACCCTGCTTCCAACGATCTACAGCAGAAATCCCGATATTGAAGTCACGCCTCGGCAGGAGGGCTTTAAGTCCACGCTCTTTTGCAAGACGTTGGAAACGGTTCTTAATCGCCAGCTCGAAGACGCGAATCTAAAACTCTGGGGCGCCGAAGTCGTGCGCGCCTCTTTGATTTGCTCTTATGGCGTGATCAAGGTTCTTTATCAAAAGGATATTCACCGCGACCCTGAGATTCAAAACCGCTTGGACGACACGCAGGATAACATCCGTCGCCTCGAAAGCTTGGTGGTGCAGATTGAGGACGACCAGAGCAAATCAGCGACCGAGGCAAAACTGGCAGAACTCAGAGAGACCATGGCAGGCCTTGAGGCTCAAGCAGAGGTTGTGGCCTCGGAGGGTTTGGTTATCGATAGAGTGATGACTGATGCGCTCCTCATTGATCCGTCCGTACAGAACTTTGACGACTACCGCTCCGCGAATTGGATGGCGCAGGCCATTTTTATGGAGCGTGATGAAGTTGAGGGCCGCTACAAAAAACGTATTCAGCAAGCGACAACGTTTAATGCCACCGGTGACGCGTTAAAAGAGGAGGCGTCAATCAGCGAGGACGACAAACTCAAGGGCTCCGACTTGATTTGTGTTTGGGAAATTTGGGATAAGCGCTCGCAAATGGTTTATACGCTGGCTGACGGCTGCAACTATTGGCTGCGCGATCCGTTCCCGCCGCCCGTTCAGGGACGACGCTTTTATCCGTTCTTCCTGTTGCCGTTTAACAAAGTTGACGGATGTTTTGTTGCGCCCTCGCTCGTGGACCTGGCGGAAAAGCTTCAGAATGAACACAACGCGCTGCGTAACAAACTGGACGATCACCGCAAATTCATTCAACCCGGTTACATTGCGGGCAACGATATAAAGTCCAAGGATATTGAGTCGTTCCAGTCGGCAAGTGTTGGAAACGTCACAATTCTGAAGGGGCTTGACTCGTCCGAAGTGCAGAAGGCCTTTATTCCTAAACAGTATCCGCCGATTGACGGAGCGCTGTATGACACCTCTGCAATTCGCATGGACATCGAGCAGTGCGTCGGATTGCAGGACGCGGCACGCTCCTCGATTAATAAGGCCAAAACCGCAACCGAAGCGCAAATCATGGACAACTCTTTGTCCGCGAGGATTTCAATGTTTCAGGACTGGACCGAAGAGTTTTTGTCAGAAATGTGTCAGTACGCGGGTCAGCTTCTGCTTCTCGAACTCTCTGAGCCCGCAGTCGAGAGAATCATGGGACCGGCTCAGCCTCTTTTAAACGCCGACGGGCAGCCGACAATCGATTCCGCAGGTATGCCTGTCATGCAAAAGACTTATGACTGGCCTGAACTTTCTCGTGATGACATCTTTGAGCAGATCGCCGTGAAGATTCGTGCCGGATCCACAGGCAAACCAAACCGACTGCAAGAGCAGGAGAACTGGGGCCGTATTCTGCCGACGCTCATTCAGCTCTATCAGCTCGTGGTGCAGGCCGTCTTACAAGGCTCGGACTACAAGCCGATTGAAAACATGCTTGCCGAAACGCTTAACCGATTTGACGATCGTTTAGACGTTAAGGACTTCATGCCGAACGTGCAGGAAATGCAGGCACAACTCGCTCAGCAGCAGGCGCAAGCTGCTCAACCTATTCAGTAACTAATCCATAAAGGAGAATGCAATGGATAAAATCGAACTTGAAAACCAACAGGACCAGAACGCAGTAAACACACCTCCGGCAGACAATCAGACGACCGAGCAGAGCACCCAAGAAACTCAGTCTAATCAAGGTGAAGAGAAATCTCTGAGTGATGCGATTTCTGAGAAGATTGATGCAATCGAAGCAAACCCGCATCAGACTACAGAAGAAGGCGAGCTGGAACAAGAACAAACTGGAGAAGCGCAAGACGAGGTTAAGCAGAAAGAAGAAGAAAAATCAGAGGAGGCGCCGGCCGAGGAAAAACCGAAAACGCCTGAAGAGGAAGAAGCCGACCTCATCAATACAGCGAAAACCGACAGAGGTAAAGAACGCCTCCAACGGGTTTTTGCCGAACGAAGAGAAGGGCTGGCCGCAAAACAAAATCTCGAGCAGGTCGTAACTTCGTTTAGGGATGCAGGCTTTGACGGCGACTCTTTGAATACGGTTCTACAGATTGGCCGCCTGGTTTCGTCGGGGGACAAAGATCAAATCAGACTCGGCATTCAGGCGATTGACAAAATTCGTGCGAACCTTTGCTCGGAATTGGGGGAAGATGTTGCTGCGAAAGATCCCCTTGACGAGTATCCCGACATCAAACAATCCGTTGAGCAAATGGGTATGGACCGCAAGCAGGCTTACGAGCTCATCCGCGCCCGCGTCGCACAGCAGGAGCAGGCTCGAGCAATGCAGGCTCAGCAACAGGCCCTGTTGGAACAGCAGCGCACTCAAGCTGCCATCAAGCAAGCTCAGCAGCAGGTGCAGCAGTTCTTCTTTTCGCACAGCCAAGAGGTTGATTTTGGTCGCAAGGTCAAAGCGATTCAGGCTCATCTCACTCCTCAACGCATAGCAGAGTTCACGCGTACCGTACCTCCCGAGCAGTGGGCCGCTCAGATTGAAATTATGTGGAACAACTTATCGATCCGCTCTCAGAACAATGATCGCGCTCGTCCCATTTCTCAGCGGTCAGTGAATCGCGGAGCCGCTTCGTTTGACGCCAAGAAACCGCTCTCTAGTTCGATTGAGGAGTTTATGAGTGCCAACGGGATGTAATCGATGAGATTTATTTTCCGTGCGGTTGACTAAACCCTTGACAATTGAATGCGTTGATTCTGTTTGCCTATTAGCCGCGTATTGGGATGTCGCGCACCCCGTCGCAACGAGATTCAACGCATTCAGGAATTTGCGCTAGTAGCGGAAGTCGCGCTCCGCAGAGCATTAGTTTGTAGACGCTAGTTCGTAACCGAGTCGCGCCGGTAACGTCGAAAAACTGAAACGTATTGCCAGGCTCGAGGCACTGAATGAGGAAAAGAAATTTTTTCAATTTCAAGGAGCTTTAAATGGCAATTTCCACAGCCGATTTAGCGATCATTGCGCATTACGCACTGACGAATCACCTAAAGAAAACGACGGATCAGATCAAAGAAAACCGACCGTTTCTTTCATTTCTAAAATCCAAAAAGAAACAGATGCTCCCCGGACCGGCTGAATCCGAGAACATCATTAAAGACTATGGCTCGAACTTCACTTTCGGCTATGGCGAAACAGCAATCACATTTAACGACCGAGACCCGACGGTACAGAACTCCTGGGTCTGGGCGCGTGCGACCGATGCATTTAAAGTGGCCCACGACAAGTTGGTGGCAGCAGGTATCGATGTTCATGAGGGACGCCGAGGCGAATTTCGCACGACAGCAAACGAAAAAGCAATTATCAGCAACTTTCTTGCTGACAACATCTATGCCCTCAAGGAAGGCTTTGATAAGTCGCTAGATCTGGCGCTTCATCGTGACGGCACGGCAACAACGAACGCAGTCACGGGCTTAGACGGTATTATTTCTCTGTCTCCGACCACCGGAACCGTGGGCGGCATTAACCGTGCGACTGCGACGTACTGGCGAAACTACGCCGATACTACGCTCACGGCAGCCACAATGAAAACGAAGATGCAGAAAGCTTGGCGCGCTTGTATTCGCAACGGCGGCACGCCCGACTTCATCATGGCCGGAGCGGATTTTATCGACGCATACTCTGACGCGATTACTCTGTCTCAGAACACAGAGGCAGGCACTGCGAAAAAAATCGACATCGCGACAGGCACCGGAACGCACACGGGGCTGTACTACAAAGGGGTCGAGATCATCTACAACCCGACGTTTGATACTCTGGACACGATCGAAACCACTGCCTCTACTCCGTGGTCTAAACGCTGTTATTTCATCAACAGCAACCACCTGACTTACAAGGACAACGGTATTGACACCGTACAGCCTCAGCGTCCTCACAACGTTTTAGCACTCTACGAGATGATCATCTGGCGCGGTCTGCTCACCTGCAACCGTATGAACGCTCATGCAGTGCTCGGGTTGACGACTACGTAGACAGGACAGGGAGGCCAGGGAGGCGGGGGTTAACCGTCAACCATTTTAAAAATCAGTGGGCGGGCAATGGCTCCGCCCTTTCTTAAGGAGAAATTGATGATTACTCAACTCGTACAAGTCGAGATTAAGACGAATCAATCCACTGTCGTGTCCAAGTTCGTTACGCCGTGGGAAATTCCGCTCTTGCAGCAAATGCACGGTGAAGAAAATGTGATGGTTGTTAACGACAACACCGGACGTGTCCTGGACATCCAGAGCATTGCCGAAGAGCGTTTCCGCTTGCAAGTTAATTACGGGACGCAGTTCCTGATGGACATGTACGGGAAGACAATGACAGGCCTGTCGCGCGACATCGAAGACAATTGCGTAGAAGCAGTCGCAAAGCCTAAATCGAGTCGCGCAAAGACCAAGGCTACCGCTGCCGAAGTCGGTGAAGTGGCTGCTGAATAACGGAGGCCGTCATGACGACGACACAACCTCAGACTGGCCAGCCGACCGAATACAAGCGGCTCTATAAGTTTTCTGCTGACCAGGACGGCACTTTTGCAGGAGGCAAACTCGATTCTGAATTGGACAGAGTTTCACTCTCTATACAGCAAATTCGCCAGCGCCTGGGGATGATTCAGCTCGACGACGGGACGCTAAAAGAGCTGGAAGACATATCTCAGCTGTCGGCCACTCTGATTGCGCAAATTCAAGCGATGTTTGCGAATGACGCGGACAAAGCAAAACAGTACGCCGACCAAGCGCTGGCTGCGGCTAATGAGCTGCTGGACATATATAGCGACTTCGAGAAAAACCTGGCGGCAGCAGAAGACTCGGCGGAAGCGGCAGAGGCGTCCAGCAGCCTGGCGCTTCAAGCGTCTATTGCGGTTAAGGACTTGGAGGCCCAGATCAATGCGCTCTCTGTTTCTATCCTGAGTAACCGGTTGCAGGCAGAGAAGGCGGCCGCGCGTGCCGAGGAAGCGGCTCGGTTAGTAGCCTTTTCCTATCGTTCCATCGTGTCGATCACGGCAAATGAAACAACGGCCGCCAGCAATCTCATTCCCTCTAGGGGTGTGAAGGTAGGGGATACCGTGGTTTCGCTTGATAATGGAGCTGTCTTTCCCATTGTTGACGTTTCCGGAGGAATTGTCACTGTCGGCGCACAACAGGGATCGTTGAAAGGCCCTCGCGGTTTGCAGGGCAATGACGGCGCGAAGGGCAGTCAAGGGGCGCCGGGTTTGCAGGGCAGTGCAGGTGCGACGTTTACGCCTGCGGTCTCCACTGAAGGTGTGCTCTCGTGGACAAACGATCGCGGTCTGCCCAATCCCACCCCCGTAAACATCAAGGGGGCTAAAGGCGATAAGGGCGAACCGGGCGAGCAAGGCAGTCCGGGGCCTGCCGGAAGTACAGGGCCTCAGGGCCCGATGGGAAGTAGTCCGTGGGCGGCCGCCTTCGGGCAGTTCCGCATTGAGGACTCGTACTTGAAGATGGATTACGTGGGCGTACAGCCTGCAACGAATTTCACGATTAACTCTAACGGCGAATTGGAAGCAACAGTATGACGACTATTAACTTAGGGCGCGTGCGTCCTGTTTACAAAGGAGCGTGGGACGCAGTTGCGACCTACGAAGCCTACGACTTTGTGCTCTACCAAGGAAGCGCTTACCTCGCACTTCAAAACGTGCCCGCCAACTATGTGCCCACAACGCAGACGACCCATTGGGTTTTGTTCGGCGCAAAAGGCGAAAAAGGTGATACGGGCGATACGGGGTCAGCAGGAAGTCCGGGTGCTCAGGGAAGCAGCGGTGCAACATTTACCCCAGCAGTATCTAGCGCGGGCGACATCTCTTGGACAAACGACAAAGGCCTTGCCAATCCTGAGACCGTCAACATTAAAGGCCCGAAGGGTGATAGGGGTGATGACGGAATCCAAGGTCCGCAAGGCCCGCAGGGAGAGAAAGGGGAGAAGGGTGATCCCGGCGACATCAATATAAGCATTACACCCGACCCCGTGGAAACATTCGAGGCTGCTCTGGCTTAATCTAAAAAAGGAGGGGTTACCTCTCCCTTATCAGGAGATAAAAATATGGCGGACGAACAAAAAACCTTTTTCGAGCAGGTAAATGCCTTGGCAACAAGGGTTGCGCAGGAAATCAAAGCCCTCAAAGGTACGTTGGTGCCGAAAGTCGGCAATCGAGGAACTCTTGCAGGACATAACGTACCTGCCGTATGGTCAGGGGGTGAGCAAACAATGACAATTACCGCAGAATCTGATGATAGCAATTATACGGCTAGCTGTGGAATTACTGTTCCTAATAATTCTTCAGAGTGCACATGGATTAAGACTGTTTATATGACTGAAGCCGTACCTGTTACCCTTGGAGATAGATGGGCTTGGGCCGATGGCGAGGCGCCGACACTTACAAAAGGGCTTTTAGTTCTTTATGCATGTAGGAGCTACGGCATTGCAACATTCATTCCTGCGGAGGCTTCATAATGATTAAAAAATATCTTTACAACGATAACGTTTACCATTCCGAATATGCAGTTCGTCAGGCCATTTGGGAAGAAGACCACAAAGTTTTCGGAAAAGAACCTGAAGAAAATCGAGCTGAGTTTTGGGAAAAGCTCAACGTCACCTATTCTGAAGAGGAACAGCAGTTCACTTTGAAAGAACTTAGGGCCAAAAAACTTGGAGAGCTTGACCGAGCCTTCTACGAGTGGAGAAGCAAGCAAGCCGTCCTCGTTTCCTCTTTAGGTTTTGTGGCTGATGCTGACGAGCGGGCGATGATCGACGTTTCCGGCTTAGTCGCCTTGGAGGCTCCGGCTGTCTTCATGGATGCTAAAAACGTTCCGCACGAACTTACCGCTGACCAGATCAAAATTCTCCACAAGGAAATCATCCAAAGCGGCAACAAGGCTTATGAAACAAAATGGGCTTTACGCAAAGCTATTAGCGCTGCTGAATCTAAAGATGCTTTAGAAGCAATCGAACTGAAGTTTGAGCCGGTTAGTTTTTTGAGCGGTTCTTAATGTTTGTTGAAGGCAGTATCTATCCTTTATTTTGTATCACGCTTGTGAGCCCCCCGTGGAAGTTCGAGTTTCATTTTTAGGGGTGCGCACATCGCGGAGTAAGATAATGAAACATCCAGACGTTTTGCAGGTTTTCATTGCTTTTGACCAACTGTTTAACACTTTTTTAGGCGGCATGGCCGACGAAACATTGTCGAGTCGAGCCTATCGCCATAGCAGGGATAAAAGTCGTCAGTGGCCGGAAAAACTTATTAACCTACTTTTCTTTTGGCAGACAGATCATTGCAAACAAGCCTATCAATCTGAGATAAATCGGATTCACTTACCTAAAGGAATGAGAAATGCTGAATAAAGAAGCCCTAATGATGTTTAAATCGGGGGGTATTGGAAAAGAAGGGCTAAAGAATAAAATTTTAAAAAAGTTTCCTGAATGCAACTTTGCATTCATCCCTTACAAACCGCTTGGTGCAGGAGACGATTTAGTACCGCTTGTTGATAACGAGGACAACATTATTATCAATAATCCGGCGATCGATTTGGGATTTAGTACAAGCGATCCTTCGCTTTTCAGCGGAAGAATGCTTTCTGTAGAGACATACAACAGCCCGGCGCCCGCGGGCGAGCCTAACGAGCTCTGTTTAAATTATGTCGTAGATGGAGGAGAACCGGTTTTCCCAAGTAGTTCGGGTTGGACGACTAGTTTCTACGGATGGGGAGTAGGCGCTGGTTCGTTGTTCGTACCGTCGTCAACAGCTATTTCGCTAGATGTACTCGATGATGGAGGCTATGTACATACATCGCTTGAATATAGTGATGCAATTTTTCTTTGGCCTAACCTTTCTAATTATTTATATCGTGGTTGCGTTTGTATGAAAATTACCCTCGTTGCGGCTACTACTTCTTACCCCGATATACCCGATCCTGAAGTACCTCTTTAACCAGCCGAGAAGGGAGCTTAGCGCTCCCTGAAGTTTTAATCTTAATTTTTATAGACGAAGAGATATAAACCCCATAATAACGATGAAAAGTATTCCTCCCCAAACAAAGCCTTTTAATGTGTTGCCATCAGAAGGTTGTTCTTGTTTGTTGGCAATCGTTTCTCTTTGAAGGGTAGAAATTTGGTCTTGGAGGGAGTTTATTGTTCCTTCTAGCTGACTGATTTTATGGTTTGACATTGTCTTGAAATGTTCAAATTCGGGGCCGAAGGTAGTTTGTCGTTTGATCGCTTCAACAGTGTCTTTTAAATAAGATAAGTTTCGATTATGTGATTGTTTAATAAGTTTTATTTCCTCTTCTAGACTACAAGCCTTTAAATATGCCTCTTCAGGTCCGTCAATGTTGACTTTGACATCGTCTTCTAACTCTTTAACGGTTTCTTTCAGCTTCGAAATTTCTTCGTAAAGATCCCTTCTTAGGATTACTTCCTTGGTGTGGGCTGAACTGATACCAATTTCGGCTTTTTCAAACCGTTCTTCTAAAGCAGCTTTCAAATTATCCAAATCTTCTGCAAGGAGATTTACGGACTGGCTAAATCTAGCTTTGTTTAGGTCCTTGAGATCTTTTTCGACCGATGTCAGTTTTTGGGAGATTTGAGACAGTTGAGCCTTGATCTCAATCTCTTTGGCTTTTAGGACTGAATCAACTCTATGGAAAATTGCCTTTGTGTTTTTGTCCATAATAAGATCTGACTCTAGGTGCGCTGAACCGATGGTTTCCCATTCTTCTGTTTTTGTTCTTCCGCCCTTAGTTTCTTTGGGTCCGTGGACTCCCCACCCTTGTTCAGGTTTAGCAGAAGAAGGGGTAAATACTACGTCTTCAGGAGCAGTCACGAACCCAACACCTTTTAAATATGCTTCGTTATTTTGGTTGATAATTTCATCGACACCAAAGTAGCGATTGGAATCATCTGAGTACATCATCTACTTTATCTGCATTCAAAAGTAATCTGAGCGCGGGCTCTTCTTCCCGGAATCCAAGCACCCGGTCCCAATAAGACTTGGGCTTTCCCGTCAGTAGCTTCCTTTTCAATAAGATGGAAAATTTGGCCTCTTTTTTGGCAGAAGTCCGTGCCGTGTTTAATTAAGTCGTTTACCAGAAAACCAGAGTCATTCAGAACAGAGTAATTTCCGGCGAGCATGTAACGATTAGGAGAAATTTCAGCTACCTCTGAAAGTTCTAATACGTTTTTGGAAGCGCAACCAGTTAACAACAAAGCAGCAGAAAGAATTAAAAGTTTTTTCATAATCTTCTCCTATCGACTCTTCTATCTTAACAAATCTTTACATAGGACTTTCCCGAGGGTGATCCCGGTGGCATCGATACAATCATTAGCCGTGTCACAACTGTCGAAGGCAAGGTTTCCACCTTGGAAACCGCCGTTAGCGACATTCAGGCATGGATTGCATCTAATTCTGGAATTGGCGACTCTGGTGTTCCACTATCCATTCGCTCTTCCAACAAGATCGTTTCTGAATAGGTAAACATGACGCATCGGGGATTACCGTCAGTAGCATCTCTGGCGCGACAGACACAGAAGACGGATCATACAACGTGGTTGTCACGACCACCTTGAAAGAAGACATTTACATAACTCTCAGAACTATGTATTAGTCTTGAAAAGCCCCGCCATCGAGCGGGGCTTTTTCGTGCCTATAAAGCCTCGTCTGCCTCTCCTACTCTACTCGCAGGAGGGGCGTATGCCTGACAAGATCATCACAGAATTACAGACCGTAGCCTGCGCGGGCGGATTCGCCGGGGTTGGAGGTATGTTGCACTACCTGCTGAAGGTGCATAGCGACAGCAAGAAAGAATCCGCTTTAGTTGCGCATCAGGCTATGCCTAATTTTGAAAATGCAGTTGCGCTGAGCCTTACAACGGATAACGACGACACTATGGTAAACGTAATGAGGCGATTCTTCCCCGCCAAGCCCTAACCGCTCCGCCCCTCACTTCGAGGGGATTTTCATCAGCATTTTTTCTCTTTGCCCGCGCGGTCCTCTTCGAAAATCAATGAGATTCATAGGAGAACTCAATGCCGCAACTAGCGAAAAAATACGAGCGCGTCAAAGATTTCACAAATGACGCGGCAAACGCGACTGATCACAACGCAGTCAATCAAGAACTCGACAGCGTGAGCGAAAGCATCAACGGCCTCAGAACAAATCTCGGCAGCATTCTGAACGACGACGGGACGGTAAAAGAAGGAATTCTGGGATCGAACCAAGTTTCCGCAGAACTCAAGGCGACGTTAAAGGCCGAACTCAAAGGGGCAAAAGGAGATCCTGGGCAAAAAGGGGATCCGGGAGAAAAAGGCGAGAAGGGCGATCCTGGCCCCGTCGGCCCGTCCTTTTCAGCGGACGTGCAACGCCCTATGTCATACCGAGCGCTCTACAACGATAGAGCTGCAGGGTTTTCTTTCTTAGCGACAGACCAAGGGAAACTGTATTGGAAACTGTCCGATACCGTCGGGGATTGGAGCAATGGCGTTCAATTTGGCAAAGGCGAGAAAGGAGACCCTGGGCAAAAAGGAGATCCGGGAGAAAAAGGTGATCCTGGTCAGAAAGGAGACCCTGGCGTCAAAGGCGATCCTGGGCAGAAAGGAGACCCTGGGAAGGACGGCCTGATTACATCAATCGACACAAACGTCGTACGCAAAAGCTTGGTGGGAAAAACGGCCGTGTCCGCTCGGCTGATTGTGAGCAATGGACAACTGCAAATCAAACTGGAGACTGAGTAATGGCCGAAACGAAAAATCTTGGCTCTTTAATGACGGAATTAAAGGCGCGGCTCGGATTTGTAACGCAGGGACCCGCTTCCCACAACAACGATCCGATCATGAGGAGCTTTCTGCAGGAAGCGCACGATTATATTTACGAAGAGCTGGAACACCCCCGCACTAAGCGAGTTGCCAGAATCAAGCTTGCTAAGAAATCGAAACTCTACGACTGTCATGACGACATCCTCGACGAGGACATTGAGCCGTCGACAATCTCTCGCTTCTGGATCGCTGACGGCAATGAACGCTATTCGCTTCTCTACGGCATTGATGACGGCATTCGCTCTTCTGAGGACGAACCTGAACGCCCTGTTCGCTGGGATTGGTATGACGGCCAGATAGAGCTATGGCCTGCTCCTGACTCAGATAACTACGAACTAGTGCTCGAATATCTGTCCGGAAAGCGGCGCTTTGAGCGTGACACAGACGTTCCGTCCGTGCCATCTAGGCTCGTGTTTCTCTATGCGTTAGCTCAGGCCAAGGCGCACTATCGGCATCCGGACTACCAGGCGGCAGCCACTTCCTTTGATCAATTACTCAAGGTCGAGCGTGGGAAACACGTTTTCAAAACGAATTATGGAAGCCCTTCTGTAGGACGCAAGGGCTGGTTTGTTGAACGAGGGGCTGACGGCATTGATCGGGCTCGCTTCTACGAATAGGAGTTCCCATGCCGATTATTTCATTCACCAAATTTGATCTGGGAATTGACCTAAGGAAAGGGCCGGCTGTATCTGACGCAAACCGCCTTCAGGAATTAAAAAACGGTTACGTCACGACGGGCTTGGCAATTTCCAAAAGACAAGGCCTCACCAAGGTGGCAGACCTTGAGCCGGGCACAAAAGGGCTCTTTGCTTATAACGGCAAATTAAATACGTTCTATTGCGGATCCTCTGAGATCAATCACGCCAACACGCTTTTCAAGGCTAACCGCCTCTATAACGACAACTCGGCCGTGACAGACGTGCATTTTGCCGACGCATTTAACGGATATATCTATGTGGCGGTGACTCATGCTAACGGGCAAACTAAACACCATTATTTGGACGGCACTTCAACGCTGATTACGGATCAAAACTGCCCGCATTCCAAAGCGGTCCTAAAACTGGATTCAAAAATATTTGCTGTCGGCACGCGTGGCGATACCGTCCGATTTAGTGCTACCGGCAATTGCCGAGATTGGACCTCTGCAAACGATGCCGGTTTTCTGCCGACGGGGCTGAACGCAACGGGTGAAAAAACAGCCAACGCTCTTGGGATCTATCAGAACAAATTGGTTGTACTGAGCCGCGACAACGCCCAAATCTGGAGCACTGATCCTGATCCAAACGCGATGGGAATGGCCGACCGTGTAGAGAACGTCGGAACCTCTTTCCCGAAAACTGTGGCGACAGTTTCCGGTGACCTATACTTTCTCTCGGACTACGGTTTCCGTTCCATTACAACGCTCGCATACACGGACAACCTGGCCGATGTTGACGTCGGCTCTCCGATTGACTCACTTGTTCGCTCGCGCCTTAAAGAAACCGACGCGGTTCCTCAGTCCTTCTACTTTTATGGAACGGGTCAGTACGTATGCTGCCTGGGCAAACACCTTTTTGTTTATTCGCTGTCCCGCACGTCAAAAATCTCAGCGTGGTCGCAGTACCTCTTAAATGAGCGCGTTGATTCTGTCGCTCAGCTGGGACAAGAAATGTACATTCGATGCGGAAACGAGGTTTTCCGACTGGACGAAGAGTCATACACGGACGACGGCGAGGCCTTCGAGGTATTTATAGAAATACCGTACATGGACCTTAAGAAGCCTGGAGAGCTGAAGAGAATTTACGGTGTAGATGTCGTATGCGAAGGAGAGTGTGAGCTGGCAGTAGGCTACGACGAGCGAGACCGTGACGCTTATACGCCAGAAGTCCACATAGACGGCAATACACGCCCGGGCGGACTGATTCCGATTGAGTGCATGGGCACGGCATTTTCTTTTCGAATCCGGAATTTCACAAAGAAAAAGTTCCGACTCGATGCACTAACAATCTACTTTGACGTTCTGGGGCCCCTATGACTTTTCATATTGAAGTAATTAGAAGCGGCAACATAGAGCGATTCTGGCCGGATACCGCGTCGCTTGTTGAGCGCTGCGTAAAAAATGCTGTCCATGGCGAATACGAAACAAGCGACATCAAGGAACTTATTGCTCACGATCGCATGAGTGCCTTCCTCGTTTATGAAGATAACCTCCCGATTTTTATCTGCGTGTTTGAGTTTTTGGTTTACCCGCGAAAAACGGTAGTAAATATTTGCGCCGTCGGCGGCAAAAAAATTCTTCAGTGTTTCGAGTACTACAGAAAATACCTATTTGAGTATTGGCGGGCGTGCGGAGCCAGCGACATGCAGGCCGAGGTTTCTCCGGCGATGGAGAGATTACTGGCACCCGCAGGATTCAGAGAGATTTACCGAACAGTGAGGAGACCGATTTCATGATTAGCGTTGAACTACAGAATTTTTTGGCCGAGCACGCCGCTTTTTTGGAAGGGCCTGCGTTATTCGTCAAGTACGGCAAAGGCGGCTCTAAGTCGAGTGACCGTTACGCGAAGTACTCGATGGAGCAAGAACAGCTGCGCCAGAAGAAAATCAAAGAGGCGACTGACACCATCAACAACATTTTCAATAATGCGAATCGGGATTCACTTTACCGTCAGCACCGTGACGCGGTTTATAAACTGAATACGGACGAAGTAAACCGTCAGGCACAAGATGCCGAGCGCGCTAATAGATTTGCACTGGCCCGCAACGGATTACTGGGTGGGTCGGTTGACGTCGATTCTAACGCCGAACTTGATAGACGCACGAACAAAGGCCTGCTGAATGCGTCAGGCATTGCAGATGACGCGGCCGCAAAGCTCAGAGTCAGCGACGAGGCAACAAAACAGAATCTTTTACAGCTTGCTCAGACCGGCATCAGCGGATCTGACGTGGGATCTATGGCCAATGCTCAGTTGGCAAACAATATCAATCAAGGTGCCGCGGACCAAGCGATCGCTCAGGTCGGCCAGCTCTTTAACGACTTGACCAATGCCTATCTCTTTAACAACGCGGCCAAGCAAATCTCAGGCCAGAATGCCGCGCTTAGAGGCTTGTACGGTCAACAGAATACGGGCGTTTCCGACACTCACTCGTCTTACGCAGGTTCGTAATCGATGCAAAAGAGTTTGTCTTTACCGGAAATTAAAGTGCCGGCACTCTCAAAAGAATCTCTGGAAAAAGTACGGCGCTTTGAGTCGCTTCTGATGAAAGGGCCTCAGACGGCAATTCAGGTTGAGTCCGTTCTGCATGCAGGCATTTATTCCAGGTCAATCCGCATTCCAGCCGGGGTCGTGATCACGGGCGCACTGCTTAAGGTTCCGACGATTCTCCAGCTCTATGGCGACTGCATTTTGAATCTGGGCGATGAGGCGGCCGAAGTAAAGGGTTTCGCGACTTTTAAAGCAGAGGCGGGTCGCAAACAAATTATTTGCGCATTAACCGATACATATGTCACCGCCTCCTTTGCGACGCAGGCAAAGACAGTAAAAGAGGCGGAAGACGAGGCGACAGAAGAGGCCTCGCTTCTAACCACGAGGAGAAATAAATGAGTTTCGTAACGGCGGCCATGTGGGTCGGAGCGGCATTAGCCGCGGCAGGAACGGCGGCGAGCGCATACGGTAACAGTAAGGCAACCCGTCAGGCCAACTCAATTTTGACGACTGCGCTCGCAGAGAGCGGAAAGAACACCGACAAAGTTCAAGATGAATTATTAAAAGCGTTGCCAGAGTTCGAAACAGACAGCCGCGTTAAGGCTCAGGAAGAACTGGCTGAGCAGACCAAGGACAACGTAGGAACAGCAGTTTCCGACGCTCAGATTGTTCGCAACTCTGAGAAAGGGACCACGGGCGACGTATCCAGCGATTACGAAACGAGCCGAGCTAAGCAAAACGCTCAGTCCTTAGAAGATATTCGAAATCTCGCTCAAATGATGGGCAACGTGACATCTGCTCAACGGCTTCGACAGCAAGAAGGATTTAACGTTGCCGATCTAACGAACCGAATCAACTTACTCAACAACTTTAATAACGGCAACAACCGAGTTGCGCAGCTGCGAGCTCAGGCCGCGGCCAATGGACAGCAAGGCTGGAAGGTTGGAGGACAACTGGCAGGCGCCTTGGGTTCGGCATTGATGATGGGAGCGGGGCTTGCGGCGGCCGCACCCGCTACAGCAGCCACAACCGGAGTGGAAACCGGATTAGGCGCAACCTCTGTAGCAAACGGAATTACGCCTGCGGCCTCTGAGGCTATCGGAGGCGGAGTCCTTACACCCGCGGCAAGTTCTGCGTACTCATCGGGGCTTCTGGCGCCTTCTGTTGCAAAAACGATGGCTGCACCAAGAGTCGCGGCGACATCCGGCGGTATATCTAAGTTCTTCACGGGCGTTCCTGCGCTGCTTGGGTGGAGGAAATAATGAGATTTACGTTATCAAATAATGGCGTAAACGCGCTTTCGAACAGCTTGCGGGGCGTGCTTTCTTTGCCGGCTCAGCTGGCGTTAAACCGCATGCAGTTAGAAAACAGGCACCTCGTAAACGAAGGCGCGGTCCGCAAAGCCCTTTCTAATGTGGCGCTTAACCAGCAGAAATACGACGCCGTTCAAAGAGTCATGGACAGTTTTCAAGGCCAAGACATGACGAACCAGGGCGTACGCAACGCCGCCATTGCGGCTGTCAACGGGAAGGCCTATATGCCGTTCCAGAACATCGGGAACACGGGACAGGTATTCGACCAAGCGACGGGCGCAGTTTCTGACAATACGAATGGCCTCAGTAAAATTTTTGCGGGCGTCCAAGCATCTATCGCCAATCGGAACAACGCGGCGGCGGCCGCTTCGATGGCGACAAAGGCGCTAAGAGAAAAACAGACAGAAGCAGGCGGCTTTGCGCCTCGAGCGGTAGGCACGGGATCAGTGAAAGAGCCGAAACTCGCGTGGACTGTTGCCGACATGATCGGTGACGGCAAGGATTTGAACGGCAAGCCCACCGTGTCTCCTGAGCAGTATGCCAAGGTCAACGACTGGTCCATCAAAACTCAAGGTGTGCCACTTAATCCCAATACTGCGATGAAGTACTTCCAAGAAGTTATCGCACAACCGCATGCCGAACCAGAGGACTCAGACACGAGCAGAGGAGATTCAAATCAGTTTTTTAGTCATATCTTCAATTTTGCAAAGGGGATGTTTCCGGCAGGTTCCGAACCTATGTCGGACCAAATTCCTGAAACACCCGATACAAAAACAGAGTTTCCCGCACAAGCTCAGACCTCGCCATTGGTGGCCCCTCAACCTGATATTAAAACGGCCCCCGACTATTTAGCTGAGCGCCTCGGCAAAGAGGATTTAATCGCTCAAGTAGAAGCGGGAAAACTGAGCCCAGAAGAGGCGCTTGCCATCGCTAAACAAAACGGCTGGAGAATCGAATGAGTTTTATTGATGATTTAAAGGCGGCTGAAAATTCTTATCGGGCCCGAGTTGCTACTAATGCTCAACCACATCAGCCGGCAAACGATGATTCCTTTTTGGCAAGGCTGGAGCTAGCGGCAGAAAAAGGGCGCACGGCCTATCAAGCAAACCAGTTTGAAAAATTCCACGATACCGGCAATCTCGACGAGGTTTTAGAAGAGCAGATTGCCAACGCAGATAATCCACGGGCCGGCATTGAAGCGTTCAATCAAAAGCTGAACATTGAAAATCCGTACTACACGCCGCCTCAGAATCCTGAGGGGCTGACAAATCTCCAAACTCTGGAGAAAGCAGTTGAGCCGGTGCACGATGCTTACGCCAGAGTTTTCACTATTCCAACGGAACTCGTGAAGACAGCTGCAGGAATGGTGCGCTTGGCAACGGGTGACAAATTTGATCTGCCGAAAAAAATTTACGGCGGAATTGAAAACGTCGAAGGTGAGTTTGAAAACAACATCCTGAGTGAAGAAGCCAAGCAGCAGGCAAAGAACGTATCTGACTATTTGAATGACGATACGAGAGGGCTGAGCGAGTTGCCCAGAGTGGCAATGGAGAATCCCAGGGAGGCTATTGGTACAGCGATTAAAAGCCTAGGCTCAATGCTGGTTCCTGCGGCCGGGGGTGCCGGTGCATTACGAGTTGCGAACGCGTTAAAGGGGGCTCTGTCTAAAGCCGCGACAGAAAAAATACTCACGGCAGGCGTGGCGGGGACAAACGCCCTGATGAATGCCGCGGATACGTTTAATGAAACTGAAGAGGTTTCTCTTCCTGACAGATACAAAGGAGCAGGCGTATCAGGTGCGATGTCTTTGCTTGCCAACGCATTGACCGGAGGCGCGGCAGATAAGACTCTGGCGAAAGTTCTTACCGGCGGAGCCGGCCGCAAGAGCGGCGTTCCTCTGCCACGAGGTATGGCTATCGGCGGCCTTAAGGACGCAGGCAAAGAAGGCATTGAGGAAACAATCGAAGAAGGCGGCAATGCGCTTGGCGAACAAGTTGCGCGCAAAGAAGAGATCAATCCGTTACGTACTTCCAAACGCGGAGCGTACGGCGGCATTATCGGTGCCGGCACGGGCGGCGCGGTCGGCTCGCTGAGCAATATAAAAACCAACAACACCTCTTCGTCCAGAGTGCGACAGGCTCTGGCTCAAGCGCTTCAGCGAGGCGACATCACGCCGGAGCAGGGTGTTGACGTGGCCGAGCTTATCTCTCAACTCGGCAGCAACACGCTACAGCCTAGATACACAGCCTCAGAAAACAAAGCGCATCCGACACAGCCGGCACAGTCGCCTCAGCCTGAAACGCCGCCTGTTCTTCCGAGCGGACAAGGAGCCGCGGCGCAACTTCCGCCGCCAGTAGAAGAATCACCAGCGGCTGCAACAGCAACGCCTCCGAGCTTACCGCCTCCGGAGAGTGCAACTCCGGCCGGATCGACGCCTAACACTCCTCCCAACCTTCCGCCTTCAGTGAATGCTGAAGCAGGGGCGAAGAAGGCAGAGGACACGAGCACTTCTCCGGCGGCGACACCTCCTGCTTTAACTCAAACACCGCCTGCGGCAACTCAAGAACAAGGCTTCAATCCGCCTTCGGCTTCAGACGCAAAAGGCGGCTTTGTTCTGCAAAACAGAAATCGTTCGACGAAGGCTTCTATTGCTCAAATGCACAACATGGCTAATCACCTAGACTTCGGCCGAACTTCGTTCAGTCGGAAACTCGCAGACGGAGCCCCTGTTGTCGCCTACGGCCAGGTGCCTGATGCTCAGCTGGGACGAAAGGATTACGCGGTTGACGAGCAGGGGCAGAGGATCCCCGTGCAGTACGCTGTAATTGAAGCCGATGACGTTCTCACCTCTAACGACATTGACGGCAACGTTATTCCAAACTACGGTGCGTTTGACAGAGTAAACGCCATAGCCGGCAACGGTCGAATCACGGCTATGCAGCACGCCTACAAAATCGGTACGGCTTCTAAATACCGCTCAGAGTTTGAGGCCGACGACATGCACGGTGTGGATCCTGCTGTCATCAAATCGATGAAGCACCCGATTCTTGTGCGCGTCATGCCGAACGATCAGGTCACCTCCGATATCGGCGATCGCACGAATACGGTGAGCAACCTGCAAATGAATCCGATTGAGACGGCTCAGAACGACTCCAATCGGGTTGATCTCACGACGATTAAGTTCAATCAGGACGGCTCGCCCAGTGCTGAATCTGTAGCTGAGTTTGTAAAGCGGCTGCCGGAGCAGGAGCGTGCACAGTTAATCAGTCCTAGCGGGCAGCCGACAATACAGGCTATCGACCGTTTGAACAATGCTATTTTCCAGAAAGCTTATAAGACGGACCGCTTGACTGAGTTGTACGCCATGAGCGTTCGACCGGAAGGGAAGCGGCTCATCAATATTCTGGCTCGCCTGGCGCCTTATGCGATCAAATTAGAGGGTGCAGGCGACTTAGATATTCGTCCGCTGATTGTGGACGCAGTGAGCGAAATCCTTGAAGGCATTAAAGCAGGCCAGCAGATTGAGGATCTCGCACGCCAAACAAACGCGTTCTCCGATCCGGACGTGATGGAGTTCAAGAAACTCTTTGCTATTGATCAGAGAGGTATTGAAAAGCCGCTGGCGATTTTGCAGTCTGCGATTGAGTTTGCGGCAACTGCTGCCAAAGACTCTGATGAAGGCAACATGTTCGGCTACGAGCGGCCAGGACGCGCCGATATAATGCACAAATACGAGGAGGAGATGGAGGCTGCTTATGGCGAAAAGTACACTGGATTCACAAAGACTCACGAAGACTCCAAGGGGCCTGTCAGTACTCAAGAAAATGCTTCAGGGCGGGACGCCGGAAGAGATCAAGGCCAGAATGACACCGGAAGATCTTCAGACGATCAAGGAAATGGTCAACCGCAAGAAGCAGAAGTAAAGGCAGAAGCAGATAATTCTCCTTGGGAAAATCCACGAAAAGCACCCAACGTATCCAGCGACGACACTATTTCTGAAGAGGATGTTCTGAGCAGACAAGAAGGATTTAAGTTTTCTAAATCCTCTGGCTGGCATGAAGATTCTGAATTAACAAACGGAGTTAAGGAGCTTTTCGGAACAACCTACGATCCGCATGAAACCGGATACATGATGCAGGATGGTGACATGCTGGACATGACTGGAGCTCATGAGGTTGATCCGTCCGACAAGGAGACTCGCCGATACATGCGAGGTCAACGAACGGTTGACCATAGAGAGGTGGCGGGAGAAAACTACTCAGGGTTTTCCACTGAGGACTTATTCGCGAACGAAGGGCTAAAGGACCGTTCAGAATATATGTACAACTTCATGGCTCGCACCGGAGCTATGCGGATGGATTACGACTCCAGTATTGGAGCGCTAAGCCGTCAGCCAACAAAAGCTCAAGTGCAGATGTTGGCGCAAATGGGCGATGACAATGGGTTTCTTGTTCTTTCCTATTACACGCCTGAAGGCCGAATTGTGGACGAAACGGAGCTTGACGGTCGTATCACTCAGAGAAAGATCAAAGAGTTTTTTGAGCAAGCCGAGGAAAAGGCTGATAGCGGAGTTGCCGGAGCTTATGCTTCGAAAAATAGAGCCGAGGGCAAAGAGAAAGAAACCGTTCAAGCTGCCCGTACGGAAATTTCTTCAATGGTCGGAGAGTCGACGGTCAAAGCCTTGGAAGAAAGCGGACGAGTAGAAGTCGTTGGCTCTCTGGAAGATTTGCCGACTAAAATCTCTGAGAAGATGAACTTCAGCCGAGCGTCCAGCGTTGATCACCAGCAAAGATACGAGAACGCAATAAAGAAGCTTCAGGCGGCTTTAAAAAATAGAACTTCCGCCCACAGAGTGGCGTTCAATGACTCACTAAACGGCTGGATTGATATTGACTGGGGTAAATTGGGCGAAATCTTAGATGAGATTCAGTTCAAAACTAAGGGAGCAATGGGCCTTTCGCACATTATTGAAAAGCGCTCTATCAAAGACCAACTTTCACCTGAGGAGATTGCGGGAGTCCTGAGGAAACTGGTAAGGACATTGATTGATGGAGAGGTGAGCTTCCAGAACAACAGAGCGACTCTAACTTATAAAAATTTTAGAGTGGGTGTGACTAGATTGAGCGGAAGTAACAACTATGTGCTCACGGCCTATGGCTCTTTTCCCAAAAAAGCAGAAGCCGGATCCTCAAGTCTCCTCGATCCGGCTGGTCAGCCTCCTGCCACTTCGCTACCTCAGAGGAACTTGTCTCCGAGGGACCGCAACAGGAACTTATCTGCTATTGCTGACATTATCGTCCGAGAGAACTTACTTATCAAGTACTCCAAAGATGGTACTGTCCAAGGCATTTACGATCCTGCAACAGGCAAGTCCTACATCATTGCGGGCAATATCAAGAAAGGCGAAGCGCGCGGCGTCTTTATGCACGAAATCGGCATTCACATGGCTGCGGATAAAGAGTTTCGCCAGACCATGAAGCCGATAATCAAACGAGCTCAGCAGATTGTAAATGTCGGATTCAGAAATGGAGATCCGACGGCAATTGAGGCTCACAAGCGCTTGATTGATGCAGGAGAACAAGAGTCGAACGCAGAAGAGGCCTGTGCATATCTTACCGAAGTTGCGGCAAATTCTAAAAAACTGAGCGGACCGATCCGCCAGTGGTTTAGACGCTTGAAAGCCGCGATCAATGCTTGGCTCATTCGTCACAACTTCAGGGATGTGAATAAGCTCAGCGCTCAGGACATTGTGGACATTGCAATGTCGAACGTGCGCGCAATGGCCAAAGAATCCGTCAAGGCGGCAAATCCTCAGTACCAACAGCCGAGTTTGGCCGTGAAGTTCTCGGTCAATAAAGAGGCGGGGCCCGGAGGCAGTCACTCCAGAAATACGTCTTGGGGTCTTGGTCCCATTTGGACTAAGGACGAGTTCGGCGATTACAAATTTAACTGGGGTGAAAAACTCTATGACGGCGGCGCGGCAATTATGAAGCGTACCTTCGATTTAATCGACAATCTGGCCAATAACAAATTCCAGCTTGGAATGATGGGCAAAGAGTTACGCCAGCAGATGAGGCAGTTTAAAGCCGACAAGGACAACATCATGCGCGAGCTGGAACCGATCGTCAAGGAGATGAGCACATGGAAAGATTGGGAGCGCGTTCAGGTTTCAGACATTATTGAAAAGTGCTTGGCCTCAAACGTTGTTCCGTCTGAAAAGGTCATGAAAGTGGCCTTGGCTATGCAGGACCTTTTCAATCGGCAAACGGATGAGCTTGTAGCTCTCGGTGGAATTTCCAAAGAAGCAGCGGATCGTTGGCGAGGCCAGTATCTCCCACGTATTTACAACCGTGCTCAAAAAGAATTTCAGCAGAGTGTTTTCGACGAGTTCTTTGGGCGCAAAAAACCGATTGCATCAATTACCGGAAACCACCTCAAAGGACGCGGCAACTTCCAGATCGCTACCAGTGAAAAAGAAGTTGCTCAGTACGTCCAGATGGGCTTTGAGGTTCGTGACCAAAATTGGGAGTTTGAGAACGGAAAACTGAAATATGTCGGATCCGACCCGCGGGTTGAAACGTTGTTTGGCAAGGATCCTGAACAAGTCATTTCCGAAGGCGTGACAGTTTGGAAAGACTACACCTTTGAAGAGAGGGCTCTTATGGGTGAAGTGCGTGACTCTTTAACGCGATTTGTACTCGGCTATATGGCCACTCAAAGAGATTTGGCCGTCATGCGCTTGTATAACAATCTTTCCTCTGATTCTCGATTTTCCCGAGGCTCTCCTGCTGACGGATATGTGTTCGTTCCTAAAATTGATATTGAAGGAGCTCCGGGAGTTAAGAAATATGGAAATCTTTCAGGTCGTTATGTAACTCAGGAAGTCTTCGCTCAGTTGCAGAATGTGACAAGGGAAACGAACGCGATCCTAAAAGCCTATCGCAAAATGCTTTCAGCCTGGAAAGAGGGCAAGACGGTTTTAAACCCTGTCGCGCACTTTAATAACACGGTTGGCAACTTGACGATGGCTCACTTTGCAGGAGTTTCTTACTGGGACCTCGGGGCCTATGCGGAAACGGTCAACGAGTTCATAAAGGGAGAAAAGAACTCTCCTCTGATACAGGAGGCGTACAAGTACGGACTTTTCTCAGGCTCATTTACGAAAGAGGAAATGGCAAAACTCATCCCCGATCCGACCTTGAGGAGCTTGCTTAAGAGCAGTGAAAGCGGGCTGGATAAGACCATTGATTTTGTAAACGGGTTCTTGAGCTGGGGACTTCGTTCGAAACTTCGCAGTGCTTACGAGTTTGAAGATGCTTTCTTCAAGTTGCTGCTCTACAAACACGCCAGATACGACGCAATGATGAGCCCTGAGGATGCCGTTGACTATGCGAACACGTACATTTTTACTTATGACGACTTGCCTTCAGGCGCAGCCAAGATTCGCGATTACGGTATTCCGTTCTTTGCTTGGACGTATAAGGCTATTCCCTGCTTGCTTAAAACAGCGATGGTCCATCCTGGCAGGTTTTTAGCGCCGGCGGCAATCCTGTCTTCGCTGAAGATGGCTACGTACTTCCTATTGGCCGGAGGCGGTGACGACGATAACCTGCTTAAACGCTGGGATCGTGCTCAAAAACTTCAGGACTACGAAGAAAAAACCATGCCTGAGTACATGAAGGGCATGACTGCTTTTTTCACTCCGAAGAGCGTTCGCATATGGAACGATTCCCTCACTGGTGAGGCTCAGTTCCTGGACATTAGCCGATGGATTCCTGGTGGCGACATGTTTGACGCAGATAATCAGATGGGTGGCATTGATATTTTTCAGCCGATCATGCCAAGTCATCCGCTTATTGGTATTGCATTAGCCATGGTGGCAAACAAGGATTCATTCACCGGCAAGGAGGTCGTAAACGAACTCGGCGACACGGATTCAGAGAAATTCCAGAAACGAGCAGAGTGGCTCGCTAAAAACCTGAGTCCTTCGCTTGCTCCGTGGTCGTATCACGGCACCAGACTAGCTCAGGCAATCTCCTACGAAACCGGCTACGGGTTCTTAAAAGATACTCCAGGCGCAAAAACGACTCATGAGGTGCTTACCAATTGGTTCGGCAAAAACGGGTTTACAGGAAATCACGTACCGATGGAGTTGAGCCGCGCGCTTGAGCATTCCGTAGGTATTAAAAACCGCCTGGTCGATTTCGAGTATCAAGAGCAGATGGCGGGCGTCAAGGCTCGCGTAGAGATCAATGCGATTAAGCAGCAGTACCGAGCAAAAGCAAGGGCCGCGGCTCGGCAAGGTCTCCCGATGAGTCAGCTTGAGGATGCTCGCAAAGATGCTTATGAACGCATTCAGCGAATTATGAAAGAAGAGCAGGAACGGAGAAAAGGGATCGAGGCGAGTAAGCAGCAATTAAACAAATAGCATTCCTAGCTTTGGCGTCCTTGAAAAATAATTCATCAAGGACGTCATTTTTTATCTGCGTTCGAGCCGTTTGTTCAGACAATAGAAAGCGCGTCAATGAATAAAACAAATCCCAAGACCGTTTGGAAGTCATTGACACTTAGCGCCGCTTGGCGGCAACAGGAAAAACAATGATGAAACCGACGGAATTAATAAACACGTTGGTCGTTTTTGTCGGAGGCTTCGGGCTGATAGCCGGAATGCTCCGATACGTGGACGACTGGCGCGAAAAACGCAAAGAACGACCGATTGAGTTTTCAGTGATGGACGCCTTGTGGGAGTCTTTTTCGGGAGGCCTCACGGCGATCGGTGTGTTTTGGATTTTGCAGGGCTACGGCATAAACGAACTGGTTTCTGTCGGAGTTTCCTTCATGGCGGCGTACCTGGGTGTGCGCGTAATCGTTTACTACGTTAGGAAATTTTTAGATAGGAACTTAGGAGAGAAACAATGACAGTTTTACTCAACGAGTGGTCAATTAGGTTGTGCCGATCCGTTGCTATTGCTATAGCAGTGTGTTTCGGTTTTTTGCTCGGCCATTACTACTGCGAACGCAGTGTAATTTTCGACGAGATTAAGCACGGGATTTGGGCCAATGAGCAGGCCATACACAACAACACCAAAATGATTCAAGAGCTCTACAAATACCACGAGGCGGCTAAATGAGAAAACAAAACGTCTTGTTATATCCGGTAGAGCTCGCCGCTCCGTTTGTAGCTAAGTGGGAAGCTGACAATAAACCGAAACTCACCGCTTACAAATGTCCTGCGGGCAAATGGACGATCGGGTTTGGCCACACGAAAAACGTGTTTCCGGGTGAAACCATCACAAAAGAGGAAGCATATCGCCTTCTGGAAGAAGACTTGGAGAACACTAAAGAAGACCTTGCTAGGCTGATACACATCGACATTACCGAGAACGAGTTTGTCGCTTTGATGAGTTTTGTGTTCAATTTCGGTTTGACCAAGTGCAGACGTTACACGTTGTTCAAAAAAATCAATGCTCAAGATGTTGAGGGGATAAAAGAATGGTGGCCGAAATATGTCAACCCTGGCTCGAAGTTTGAAGACGGGTTGAGAAGGCGCCGAAACGCAGAACTAGAACTCTTTTTCAGAAAATGATCCGAGTAATCCTAATTACAGCCGCCGTCATGTTTTTCTCGGTGCTCGGTTATCACTTCGGCCAACAGGAAACAGAGTTGCGCTGGACGCAGGAGCGGGAGCGGCTACTTGCTCACCAGATAGAAACGTTACATAGAAAGGATAAAGAAATTGCGCAGTTGGAAAAGTCTATTGGTGTCCTTAACGATTCTGCTCTCAGGGTGCGCGAGCGAGACGCCGCGATACAGCGAAAGTTACAGAGGGAGCTTGGAGAGTGTAGTCGATTTAGACGCGCACTTGAGCTCTCTTCAAAAACTCTTGCAGAATGTGCAGAACGCGCAGTCAGCGATAGACGAATCATTGAAAGATGTGCAATCCAACTCAGGTAAGGAGAAAGGAAAATGACTGAACTTGAAAAACTCGGTATCACAAACAGCGAGAGAACGAAGTGTGAGGTCTGGACCCGCGTGATGGGCTACCACCGCCCAGTCGATTCATTTAATATCGGCAAGCAAGGCGAGGTGGCAGAGCGGAAATATTTTGACGAGAAGAAGTGCTGTTGTCGAAAGTAAAAAGCAGAAGTTTCAGACATTAAAAAGGCGCTCAACGCGCCTCAACTTTTTTCTACTGGTGGTGCTTTTGGTGGTGCTTTTTAAAAACTCTCTTGCAAGTTATTGATTTAAAAATACCGTTGGCGGAAAGGGTGGGATTCGAACCCACGGATGAGGATCGCTCATCGCCAGTTTTCAAGACTGGAGCATTCAACCGCTCTGCCACCTTTCCGAAGAAGAACTGAATTATACGCAATTTCGTAAAACAGGCAAATTATTAAAGATCGGCAGGTATCCTGACGGAATTTTTTGAGGAATTTTCTCAGTCGTCTGACTAAAGTAGCTCTGAGGAGGTTCGAGAAGGATTAGCTCTGGGTTCTCGAATGAGAGTAGGAGGCTTTACAAGTTGTCCAAGAATTCCTTTGCCTCTGATTCCAAAATATTGTCGTTAGTGAACTGACCCCATAAGGTGCAACACTTATTTAAATGAATTAGGGGTGGACTCGATCTAGTGTTTAGACTCTTTTAATTTTAATCAGAGTTGTTATTTT